TGAGCCGTAGCCAGATTAGTGCCGAGGGGTTCTCCGTGTATAAAAGAAGAAAGAGGATTAATAGAAATAGTCCAGTGGTCATCGAGACTCTCTTGAGTTACATACTTAATTTCATCATTAATGAAGATAGCATAGCATCCTTCGGGATACAATGCCAAGAGTTCATTAATCTCTTTTTCCTTACCATCACCTAAGATATGGAACTGCCAGGGTCTAATCCATAAGCACTTGACCGAGGCAACATTCTCTGGAGCAGCACCAAAGTAATTAGTAGCATTCCTAGCCCAATCCATTGAATCTTGATTGGTATACGTTCCAATCTTGTTGTCTTTGAAGATTGAACGGATATACGCGACGTTCTGTGAGAAATTGAGGAGCAAGTATCCACAATTGATTTGCTCCTTTGCATAAATAGAAACCTTTACAGAACGTGGGTCAAAGATGTCAATTAAAACTCGGCCCTTCGGTGCTGAATCTACTCCGTCTTGAATATTCATCTCAGTCATCATTGGCTGAGAGTTTGGAGGATTAACTTCTCCACAAACAGGACACGGAAGTGGTTCTAGAATTGCTCCATCTGTTCTTCCGTATTCATTATCACAGATTGGGCAAGTGTTATTGAACTCTGGTATCTGAACCTTAGCATACTTGGGCTTATGAATCATCCCATACTTAGGGTCAGTCTTATAATAGTTATATGCGAATATAGTTCCGTGATTGAAGAATACTGCCAAAGCCCTCATGAAAATCATTGGGGCTTTAACGTGTTTCTGAATTAACGCAGAGATTTGACTGTGTGTATCTGCTGACTCGATATCCAGAGGATTTTCAGCGTCATCTGGGAAGAATACAACAGAAGGAACAGTAGTAGATAGAGCGGCAATGATAGCTTCTGCATGCGCCCTATAAATAGCGATAATGCGAGGGGGAATATTAAGCTCATCATCCGATTCTAAGGTATCCCAATCAGGAATACGCCATCCCCCTAAACCACCGCCCATTCCTGAATCCCAAAAGAGCGCGATGATGTTATTGAAATAATACTCCAGGCGTGCCCACTTCTGAATCATGGCCCAATAAACGCCTTGGTCCTCTAATTCAGCTTTTCTCAGAATATCAGTTAAGCATCCTTGTAAATCTTCACTAATAGGTAAATCAGGATTCTCCGGTGTGGCAGATTCGCCAACCGGGTCAACTGAAGGATTAGGAGTTACTGGTGCTTGCTGAAGTAAATCTTCCATTATTCACCAGATGCCATTTTCTCATCTTCACGTTTACGAAGCAAGGACTGCTTTTCTAATTTAGTCCTTGTTTCTTTCCAAGTCGGCCGCGTGATTGAACGGAAAGGAAGTTCAGGCTTAACTTCAGCTACTTCCTGTTGCTCTAATAACAAGGACTTCAAGTAGCGATTCTCAGCCTTTAATTCGTCTAGCCATTCTTTTCTAACGATGCATTCTCGACATTCGAAAGCCGCGCCGACGCGTCGAAATAGGTTTCCTGTTTTTGTGCTCAAGAAACTCCAGCTTACGATACAAGCTCGTAACATCCAGAGTCCCATTAATCGCATCTTGTACACTTTTAATTCTCTCAATCTCTGCCGCGCCGGTTACTAAGTAATCTCTAATTCCACCTAAGAGAATCTTAATTCCGTCGTATGGGTCATCCCCATTAAATTCCGCTACATCTTCCGGATTAGTTACATCGTATATACAATCAGGGATTGCATTGATTAACTTATCGCAACCCTTGAATACTTGTAACTTCGGAATCTCTAATTCAGGCTCTTGTGGCTTATAAGCTCCAACGTATTCTTCGTAAGCCTTCGAGCCTTTATTCCTAAAGAGTGAATCGGCAAATTGAGCATCATATGGTTCAAGATACTTCTTAATATCTGCCTTCGGCCGCCACCGGAGATATTCATGTAAAAGAAGTTTACCTTGAACTCTCGCTCTATCTCCTAATCCAGCTCCACAAGTAAATCCGTTTGCATTCATCGCGCCTTGTAACTGCGCTTGAATGGTTTGCATTTCTCCGCGTTGCTGATTGGCTGAGTGACAAATCCTAACTGCTTTAATATCCTGAATTTCCTGACCAGTTAGGTTGATAAAGTCATTAATCCATTCAGCCGTTTTCTTTTGTTTCTCTGCATACTCTCTATAAAGAAACACGCGACCTTTAGGAGATAATGCAGCCCATCCAATCCATGTATACGCTTGGAAGCCCCAATCAAGTCCAACAATCTTCGGCCACCAAGACGGAATATCAAAGGGCTCAATTACGTGTCTGGCGTTTTCAGGCTCATCTGAAAGTGGTTCTAATCTCCACTCAGAGAATACCTGTCCTTGATATGTATACCAATCGCCAAGTAATTTCGCCCTTTTCTCTGCTTCAGGTAATGATTCTAATTGCTGAATGTAGGTCGGATTCGCTTTTAGAATGTGAGGATTATCTGTTATCCTCGCCTGAATGAATATCCTTTTCTGTCCAGTCTTACTATCTCTTAATATCTGACCACCGTTCTTATGGGGGTCAACGAATCTCGTTCGGAAATAATTATGACCTACGTTGCCTGGATTTGTTGCTGCTCTAACAATCGCCGGAAGGTCGCTAGTTCTAGAACGCGCACGAGACATTGAGAGGTATTCATATTGAAATCCAGTGAATGAAGTAGACTCGTCCCAAGCGATGTAATTGTACTGAGCTGTATCGTATTTCCGAACATCCTGCTCTTTATCAGCGTGTCCGAACTTAATGATTGCTCCGCTTGGGAATGTCCACTGTCTTTTGGATTCGTTATAAACTCCACCGACAGAGGGATACCATTCTTTACTGCGGAGAATAATCTCGGATTCAAGTTCTGGAAATGTTCTTCGAAGAATAAGTCCTTTAAAAAGAGGATGTTCATAGAATCCATATATTAAAGGCAGAACAATTAAGATTTCACTCTTACCTGAACCTGCCGAACCACCGTAAAGAGCTTCAAAGATAGAGAAAGGAAGTGAGATGAACTCTTGCTGCTTTTTAGTTGGAGTCCATTCCTTCTCTATTGCCGAAGCAACTTCAATCATTTACTTAGCTACAACAACCACCGAAAGAATCCTACTTGCAGCTTTGATTCCATTCACGCAAGTAAGAGTAAAGGTAGCTGAATTAACTAAAGTTAACTGAGTAAATCCTGATGCTGGAACATCACCTACGTTTGGGTCAATTCTACAATTAGTAGCATTGGAAGAAGCCCAACGTAATGTTACTGTAGTTCCTGCTAATACAGTCGTTCCGGGTTCAGCGATGAATAGATTGATTACTACTTCTGGCTGAATGATAATCGGAGTGGTTGGTTGAGTTGGATTATCAACTCTAATATCACATCCGACCGCGCCGAGCACTATACCTAAAACTATAACTAGGCGTTTCATTGGACTCCTTAAGCACGACTAAGAGAAACAGTAACATCTCCCGTAGTGCAACGAACGAAACAGATACCAGGCAGAGGAGCCTGACCATTCGTAATGTTAACTTGTGAGTTAAGAACGAAGTCAGGTTTACTGGCCTTTTCAATTGTCTGTCCAGCCAGGTCACAGAAGATGACAGTTTGAATAGAAGGAGTAGCGTAAACTACATTCTGCTTCATTAACTGTAGAGAGCAGTTCAATCGCATGATTGGCATTAGCAAGCTCCAATTAACTTGAGCATTCGAGAATTAGCACCTTTGCCTTTAGTATTAGCAGGCGCAGATTTCTCGTCCGACTTAGATTTAGATTTACCCTTAACCTTCTCTAAGGCCGCAGCTAATGATTTCATTATATTGTCCTAAGCTGAAACGGATTCAACTTCAATAGTTTCATAAGCAGATTCGTCTTTCTGCTTAGAACCATGAATATTGATTTGGATTTTAGGTGCAAACCCGGAAGGAGAGTCGGAACGAGGACCGAATTTATCAGCAATAACGGCCATGTTTTTCGCGACAATGGAGGCGTCGGCGGCCGTCTTGGTAGAACCTATCTTATCTTCAACTACTCCGATTGACTTCATTAATACGTCAATCGCTTTTGAACTTACTTGTTCTCTAACCTTTGAAGGTGTGGCTTCTTGAATATCCTCTTTTAACTTATCGTTTACATTCGGCCCACTCAATCCCCTAGAAATCATCGAAACATTTTCTTGGGAAGTGCCGAAGGCACGCGCTACGTTCTCTTGAGAGTCTGTTTTCGCTAAGACTCCAATGAGAACTTTAGTTTCGTGAGGAATGGTCTTATGACGACCAACACCTTCACGTCCTCGTAATTCGAGGTTTGATTGTCCAGCGAGTCTGGACTTTAGCTGTTCCTGCGAGATATACATGATAGTTATTAGTAATAATGAATAGAGGTTTCCCGTTCGTGTTCAAGTATGGCATAACCTAAATCAAAAGTCAATAGGCTTTTTCCTAGCAAATTTGACGATTTGGCACTTTCCGGCGATTGTCCCGAAGTGAGGACACCTAATTCTCTTATTCAAAGAAATTTTTGATTTAGGAGTCCCTTGAGCTTTTTCTATTTACTCTTTGATTTATTAGAAGAAATTGTTAGTGCTCAATATCCTCCCCGGAAGGAATTTAAATGGGACCCAATAGGTCGGATATACCCGCCTGGCTATTGACTTCTGAAATTCGGACGTATACAATGGTCTTGTTGGTCAGGGAACTAAAGAGACCAACACTTGCAAGACCTAAAGAATCCGTATACAATGGATTCTGTCAGTCGGAAGCGAGACCAAACCACGGGGTTTACTGCTAGTCAGTTATCTCCCCGGACAAGCTAAGGTCTAATCCGACTGACGCGGGCGACAGTGAAAGATACCAGACTGAATACGGGAAACACTCCGTATAGGCCGTATCTACGTAGGTCTTTGAAAACTGAATAGACGGGCTAATCGTGGGCTGTATCTCCAACACGTTTTACAGGAGATAGCATGGCAGATACAGCACAACCGAACACGGCAGACCAAAAGCCGGTTCCGACAGAGTTCACGTTTTCTCGCAAGGGAAACGACCAGACGTATACCGCGGTTCAATTCGCGGAAAAGATTGTGCGACTGGGAACCCGCGGCGAAGCGAAAGGCGAGATTATCGAAACGCGCGATGTTTCGCGGTTCCTCGCAATGTCGGAAGCCGAGATTGATGCGCTTTTGGAAGAATACGAAGTTGACCCTAAAGAGGCGAAACTCTACGGGGCCAACAAGATTCTGAAGAATCGCGCAGCAGGTGGCGGAATGGCCGACGTGATTATGTCTTGGTTGCGCCGAGACAAGATTGCGTTCCCGAACGCCAAAGACGCGAAACAGCTTGCCAAAGATATGCGGCAGGTTGCGGCGACAGTTCTCAACACTTACAATGCTAAGACCAAGCAGGGTAAGACCACGACCATCGAAAAGTGTTACGACCAAGTGGTCAACTAACACTCAACAGATACAGCCTACAATTAGCCCGTCTATTCCATGAATACAGGAGCCTGGAATGAATGATGATTTGACTCTCTTGACCGTATCAGAATTCAGGGCATTTAAGAAAGCTCTGAATACGCTGCCCCGGGCGGGAATTAGCAGAACGGAAGCAACAGCGATTCTGTCTCACGGGATTCTGAATCGTCGGAATCACTACCGCGAACATCGTGAGCACGTAATTCGCTCAGTCAGCAAGTAGCAAGGAGCCTGGTGGGAATAAATCCCATCAGGTTCTTTGTTTGTTTCCTGGCAGATACAAAAGCCTGGCGTTTAAATCTATATATAGGAGAGAGATATATAGGTTAGGGGCACTATAAGAATTTCCGTAGTTTTGCCCGGAGTTTTTCCGTGCTATTTCTGCCGAATTTCTGCCGTCCTATAGGGGGGGACTTCCCCGTAAGTCCTTTAGAATCAGTGACTTACAGGGATTTTTCTCCTATAGGGTGGGGGTCTGTGGGGTAGGTATAGTTCTTAAAATATATATAAAAATATATATATAAGAAATAACCAACACCTAAAGCACACCCACTGTCCAGAATAGTGGACGGCATTGACATTTGACGGGGAGATAGGGTATACTTGCCCGTCCGAGCTAAGTGTTGCAAACGCTAGGGTTAGCGAGACAAGGCCCGATTAGAAACGGCGGAAATATAGCAGAAATACCGCCGGAAGTCTCAGGGAATTCTCAGGGAATTCTGCCTTCGGCAGACAAGAGCTTTAGTGATTGAATTGAATTCTACTGTAAAGCAATAGAATTCTATTGAATTACTTAACGCCTGGCTTTAAGAAAGGAGGATTTGTGAGCGTAAAGAAGCGAGTAGAATCTGTATTCAAAACGTCTTGTTGGAGCGGATACTATGAGAACAAATACGCTCGTTTATCCAAAACTCCGCAGTATCGTTTTCGTCCGCGCCGTCCTGAATTACTCAGCCTGGAAGGAAAATATCCAAATCCTTCCTATCCTGATTACTTCATTCATATTTCGTGTCGTTTCAACGATATTCTTCGTTGTAGCGATACGGAACATTTCTCTAGCTGTTTTGCCGCAGGTAGAGAACATAAACGCCAACCGTTCTTACGTTGTGTAAGTCCGGATTGGGCCATTGCGTTCGTTGTAGATAAACATGGTTCTTTCATGGGAAGAATCTGGATTCAGTATCGTCCCACCACTAAAAGCTGGGATGATTTCACTTTACCAGAATCTTTCAATCTATATAGAGCGTATGGTAACAAACTGAGGGAAGAAGATGTT